CTTGACCGTAGCGACCCTTCCTTTTATGAAATTATGCTCAAGAACCTTAGAGATGCGTATGCTCAGGCAACTGATGCTTATGTAATTGCACAAATTACTGCTGGTGGTACACAAGCAACTGCAACAGCCGCAGATTCAGCCGGTATTATTTCATTCGTATCAACTGAATCCCCTGCCGCTTATACCGCAACAAAGCGCACCGCAACGGCATTTACATCTGGAACATCTATCTGGAGCCTTCTAATGGGAGCAACAGATACAACAGGCCGCCCAATTTATAATGCCGGAAATCCTATGAATAATGCCGGATCTGCAATTCCGACAAGTGTTCGCGGAAATGTCCTCGGCTTGGATTATTATGTTGATCCAAATATGGTTTCAACTTCAATTGATGAGTCTGCATTTATTATTGAGCCAAACTCAATTGAAATCTTTGAGAGCCCTGCTCTTACACTTTCTACAAATGTACCAACCACAGGTGAAATTGAATTGGCACTTTACGGCTACATTGCCGCAGGTGTCACATTCGCAGGCGGACTTCGCCGTTTCAATCTAACCTGATCTAAACCCTAGACCGGCCGCCCCTTGCCCCTAGTCCGGCAGGGGGTTGGCCTCTAAACTGAAAGGAGATACCAGTGGCCGCCACTTATGTAACGATGGCTGAACTTCGCACAAATCTTGGCATTGGTACGCTCTATTCAGATTCAGTAGTTGAGGAAGTTTGCCAAAGTGCTCAAGATATAATTGATTCCTACCTTTGGTATAACCAAGCACTTGTTTTTTCCACTGCACTAAACAACAACATTGCGACAATCACAACAACACAGCCCCACGGATTTGTTACCGGCCAAAGCGTAACAATTACCAAATCAGACACCGCAACATTTAACGGCACTTACACAATAACGGGCTACACAGAGTTCACTTTTACTTATGCAAGAACAGCAAGCAATCAAACAACACATTTGGTGCGACCTTATGGGCTAGTTAAAGGGCCAAATCACAGCACCGCTTATGCAAGCGTTGCAGCAGTGCGCGAAGCCTCAATGATGATCGCAGTGGATATTTGGCAGGCACGCCAAGCACCTTCTGGACAAGGTGCCAGCATTGATGGATTCGTTCCTTCGCCATTTAAAATGGGCAATACTTTGATTGCAAGGATTCGTGGGCTTCTCGCGCCATATATGGCACCAACGGCAATGCTCGGTTAAATGCCTACCGCAATTACAACCCTGCGCACAACACTGGCAACCACTTTGGCCAATGCCGGTGTCTGGTCAACTTTTGCCTACCCACCATCTAGCCCCATTGCCAACTCGGTAGTTGTTATGCCGGATGATCCCTACCTTGTGCCAAACAATCAAACGCGCTCAAGCATCCAGCCATTTGCACGGTTCAAGATTATGATCTTGGTGCCTCAACTAGACAATCAGGGCAATCTCAATACTATCGAAACCTTTGCCGTGGCCGTGTACACCAAACTTGCAGCAGCTGCATACACCTTAAATATCTCAGGATTCAGCGCACCTTCAACCCTAGAATTAGCAACCGGCAATCTTTTGACAATTGATTGCGCAATCGAAGTCCTTACGGATTGGAGTTAATAATGAATTACAAAGTATTGGCAGGAATCGTAGGTGGCAAGCCTGCCGGTTCCATCATCACTAATGAGGACTTAAGCCCAAACACTAATATTGAAGCACTCATAAAGGGTGGCTCAATCAAACCGATAACGGAAAAACCAAAGAAAGATGAGGCAAACGAATAATGGCACTAACAACCTTCTTAAACAATACTTTGGTTGTAACGCTTAACTCGGTTGATGTAAGCGACCAAGTTACAGCAGCAACAATCAATCAAGCATTTGATGAATTAGAAACCACAACAATGGGTGCAACTTCACACACTTTTGTTAAGGGTTTAGAATCAAGCACCGTAACACTTGATTTTCTTAACTCATACGCAGCTGCTGAAGTAGCAACCACACTACAAAGTGCATACGGCACAACCGTACCCCTAACGATTAAACCAACCAGCGCAGTGATCAGTGCAACAAATCCTGAATACCAAACTACAATCTTGGTAAACAACCTCACCCCAGTAAGCGGTGCAGTTGGCGATTTGAGCACTCAATCAATTACTTTTACCTGCAACAGCGTGATTGTTGTAGATACAACAGCGTAACAACTAACCTGAAGGGCTAGGCAATGGCTAAGTTAAAGATCACACGCACCACCGGTGAGGTTCAAGAGTTTGAGATCACACCAATAATTGAATATGCGTTTGAACAGAATAAAAAGAAAGGCATCCACAAAGCCTTTGCAGACGATCAAATGCAAAGCGATGTGTATTGGTTGTGTTGGGAAGCCATCCGGCGATCCGGCGAAACCGTGCCCGTATTTGGTGAGAAGTTTCTGGAAACGCTGAAGGCAGTAGAGGTATTAGATAGCGACCCTTTAGGGGATTGAGTGGCAAAGACTCACTCACCTATTTGGTCGCAAGTCTAAGTGTAGAAACTGGGATCGCTCCCAGAGAGTTCATCGAAATGGATCCGGTGATGCTCAAGATGATTTTACGAGTGCTTGAGGAAAGGGCGAAGGCGATCAAAGATGCCACCAAAACTAAAAGGCGTTGAGGTCACTGGCTACAATGAAACCGTAGCCCTGCTCAAGAAGTTTGATAAAGACTCACTCAAAATAATGAACAAAGAGATTTATCAAGTTCTCAAAGTTACCCAAATGGATGCACGCTCACAGGTGCCAAATACTCCACCTTCAGGATTGAGCAACTGGGGCAAGACTTCAGGCGGTGCTTGGGCAGGGCGCGAATACTCACCGAATGGCGTGCGAATGGGTATTAAAACCAAGATTGATCGTCAAAGAACCAAAGGAATGTGGACAAGCAAAACTGCATTTATAACCCAATCAGATCCAGCAGGTGCAATCTATGAAACAGCAGGCCGAAAGAATCCATACGGGCAACCCACTGCCTCAAGACTTTACAACAAGCAACGCAGCACTTTAAAGGGCTATTCGCAAAGTAACAATCCATTTGCCGGTGCAGACTTTATCAAATCAATTTCAAAACAAAGCGGCTTAATCGTACGCGGTAAGCAAGGGCGAATTGTCACCAAGACAGTAGATGATCGTGCCCCATACATTGAGAATGAGATGCGTGATGTAATCACAAGAGCAGCCAAGATGTTAAATGCTAAGTTGGCCAAATGATAAAAGTACCGATTTTTTTTCAACTCAATAAAAGTGGAATCGTAGGGGCGCAAAAAGAGCTGAAAAGGCTTACCAGCCAAACTAAGGCATTTGGACTTACTAGCAAACTCAGCATTGGTGCAGCTACTGTTGCACTTACTGCCTACACAAAGAAGGCAATCTCGGCAGCTATTGCGGATGAAAAGGCACAAAAAGCACTTGCTCAATCACTAAAAAACTTAGGCTTGCAATATCAAACAGTGGGTGTATCAAAGTTTATTGATAACTTGCAAAGGGCTACTGGCGTATCTGAAGATGAACTTAGACCAGCATTTCAAAAACTAGTTTTAGTACTTGGATCAACCGGAAAGGCACAAGCTGCACTTGGCTTGGCGATGGATGTTTCAGCCGGCACGGGCAAGGATCTTGCCTCAGTTTCAATGGCATTGGCAAAGGGGTATTCAGGGCAGACAACTGCACTTAGCAGATTGGGTGCAGGACTTAGCAAAACTCTGTTGGCATCCGGTGATATGGAAGCGATCACTGCACAACTTGCCAAACTCTTTGAAGGTCAGGCACTTACAGCTGCTAAAACTTATGCAGGTCAAATGGGCATTTTGCGAATATCTGCTCAGGAAGCCACTGAAACTATTGGCACCAGTTTAATTGATGCACTTATTAGGCTTGGCGATAACAAGGGCATTGATAGTGCTGCCAAATCAATGGAAAACTTTGCTGCACAAATAGGTTTTGCAATTACTGGTTTTGCGGTTATGGCAGACAAAATTGCTGCCAATCCTATATTCAAAGCCTTTGATTTATTTATTTTAACCCCATTAAAATCACCATTTACACTTGCCGCGCAAATAGGCAAATCTGAAGTTGCTAAAGGAATTACACAAACAAACAGACAAAGCCCAAGAGCCACTGAACGCTCAGCACAAATGGCTGCAGAAAAATTAAACAAAACAAAAAAAGTTACAATTGATCTAAACAAAAAAATCACAGCAACTGAAAAGTTAAAAGCAATGTTTGATATTGATGCGATTCAGATAGCAGCCGCACTTAAGGGCAAGATCAGCGAACTAGACCGCAAGAGTCTTGAGGCAATGCAAGCACTTAAGACCGAGGACAAAAACGATGATATAACAGCCCTCAAAGAAGTAGAACAAGCAAAGATTAATGCAGATACGGCAGACCGGACACGCAAGATTGCAGCCCTTAACGACACCATCAACTTTAACAAATTAGCCTTAGCCGATGTTGAAAGCACTTTGGCCAAAATTATTAAATTGCCAGTGCCAGTGGTCAATTATGGGGGCAGTTTATTTGCAGGCACCCCACTTGCACCAACAGGCACCAATGCCGTAACGGTTGCACCATCAATGCCAACGATGCCAACCACAAACACAGGCACCGCACCAGTATCAACCGGTGATCCTTTTGCAGCTGCTAGAGCAGCCCTACCTGGTGTCAATTTTAACCCGTCTGCCGTAGAAGTTACAGTGAACGCAAACACAATTGCAGACCCAGACCAACTAACCCGATTGATCCAAGCCGGTATTCAAGCGGTCGCACGCAATGGCTGGTCAACCTCAGGATCGGCCACCGGATGACTTTGCCAGTAGTTAATGTTGTTATTAACTTCAGCACTGGTGCAGGCTTTGCGCCAACTTTGGTTTTGGATGATCCGGTTTACGGCATCTTGGGTACTGATGCACTTGGGGATTCAGCCTCAACAATTGTGGATGTTAGCGATGTAGTGCAATCGGTTAATATCACCCGAGGCCGTAACGCACTCAGCGATGTATTCCAGACCGGCACGCTCGGCTTAAAAATTGCAGACCAAACCGGAGCATTTAACCCCAGCAACACCAGTAGCCCCTATTACGGCCTACTACAGCCCTTGCGCAAGGTAACGATCACTGCCACTGATCCAGACACCTCAATCACTTGGCCACTCTTTGCAGGCTACATAACCGGCTACAACTACCAGCAAAGCCAATTTGTTGGAGAAGTCAGCACTACGACAATTACGGCAGTTGATGGATTTAGACTTTTGAACCTCGCCACCTTATCCACCGTTACCGGCGCAACCGCTGGGGATCTTTCAGGCACTCGGATCAACCAAATACTTGATGAGATCGCTTGGCCTTCAACCCTTAGAGATGTTGATGCAGGGCTTACAACGATGCAAGCCAATCCGACCACTACGCGCACTGCACTTGCAGCTCTTTCAACTGTCAGCCTTAGTGAATATGGCGCGTTGTATATGGATGCGATTGGCAATGTAACCTTCCAAGATCGCACCGTTACGGCTGGCAGTGTGGCCAATACCCCTACGGTATTTGCTGATGATGGAACTGGGATCAAGTACCACCAAGTCAAATGGGTGTTTGATGATACACAGATTTACAATGATGTAACTATCACACGCACTGGTGGCACTGCTCAAAACTCAAAAAACACCAGCAGCATTGAAACCTACTTCAATCACTCTTACGATCAAACAGACCTTTTAATGCAAACCGATGCAGTGGCTCTAGATTATGCCCAAGCCTATTGCGCAAGCCGAGCCGAAACCTCAACCCGATGCGATGCCATTACCCTTGATCTAACAACGCCAAGTTATACGGCTGGGGTAACGGCTGCACTATCGCTGGATTACTTCGACCAAGTAACGGTCAAGAGCACGCAACCCAACACAGTGGGAACCAGTAGCCTAAACAAGACTTTGCAGGTGTTTGGGGTATCTCACGCAATTACCCCAAATACTTGGTTTACGACTTTTACCACACTTGAGCCGATTATTGATTCATTTATCCTTGACAGCGTGTTGAGTGGAATACTTAATGATGATGTTTTATCATACTGAAATGGAGCAAAACTAATGGCCGGAGCAGGGTACAAATTATTTACCACGGGTGAGGTTTTAACAGCTGCCCAAGTAAATACATATTTACAAGAGCAAACAGTGATGTCATTTGCAGATTCAGCAGCCCGTACAAGTGCACTGTCTGCGGTTCTTGCAGAGGGTATGATGAGTTACTTACGCGACACTAACGCGGTACAGGTGTACAACGGCAGTGCGTGGGTGTCAGTTGGTGGATCAAGTCCACTTACAACTAAAGGCGATTTATACGGCTTTAGCACTTTAGATGCGCGTATCCCGATTGGCACAAATAACCAAGTGCTAACAGCCGACAGCGCGCAAAGTCTAGGTTTAAAATGGGCAACACCGTCAAGCGGCGGATTTACCTCTATTGCTACTGGTTCGTTATCTGGAAGCACTACCACTATTAGTTCTATTGCCTCGACTTATCGCGATTTAAGGCTAGTAATTGCAACGCCTCAATTAAGTAACGCAAGTGTATTAATGACAGTAAACGGAGTTTCCTCAGTATATAAAGAAACCGACAATTATTTAAGCGATACTTCAATGACTACATCAAGTATGGAAATTTGCAGCGCAACCACAGGACAATCAGGAAATATAATTGTTGTAGAAATTTACGAATATGCCTTAGCATTGACTAAACTTATTCAAGCAAAATCAAACGCAACCGCCTCAACAAATAGAACTATTGGAACTCGTAGGTGGTTTGGTAATACTTCTAGCGCAGTTAGTTCAATTACCGTAAGTACAGGAAGCGGATCATTTTCAGGCGGAACCTACACACTATATGGAGTGAGTTAATGACAAATAAATTATCTATTCAATTATTTGATTGCTTAACAGGTAAATCCGTAGAGCGTGAAATGACAGAAAATGAAAAAACGGAATACCTAAAAATCACAGACGATCACAAAATATACACGGCACAAATGGAAGCAAGGGCAGCAGCCCGAGCCTCAGCACTTGCCAAACTCGCAGCACTCGGACTAAGTGCAGATGAGATAGCCGCGCTTTAAGTGGCAAAGTTAAAATCCGATAACGGCTGGCCTGCATCACAAGATCCAGCCATTATTGGGATCAAGTCTTACCCAGTAAAGGGCACAACAATCAAGCTGCGATGTGCTGAAAAGGTCGCGCCATTATTGATTGGCTTTGCAGCTGAGTTTCACGAAAAGGTTGAGCCAATTGACAAAGGCACCTTGGATGATTGGGGCTACTGTTTTCGAATGGTCAGAGGCCGTGAGGATCGCTTGAGCAATCACAGTAGCGGAACCGCCATTGATCTAAATGCCAATAAGCATTCTCTTGGTTTAGAGGGCACCTTTGCCAAAGACAAGGCTGCACTCTTGATCGAATTATCAGCCAAGTACGGATTAAAGTGGGGCGGTACCTATCGCAACCGCAAGGACGAAATGCACTTTGAAGTTTGCCTGACCCCTAAACAGGCAAAAGAGCGCATTACTGCGCTTGGATTGGAGTAGTAAATGGCAGTACAAATCAAAGCTGCGTGCGGAACCTATATTCGTGCGTTGCTAACTATCTTGTTAACCTTGATGGCCACAATCGGTGCATCACCGCTGGACTTCACCAGCGCGGATTGGCGGATGTTAGCCAATGGACTTTGGGCATCTCTTTTGCCGGTCATTATGCGTGCGATTAGCACAAATACGGACAATTACGGCAGAGCACCAAAAGAGTAAAGCCCGACACGCGGGGCAGGTGTTGCGCAATGTCTGCCCCTAGTGTCACACTAATAACACGGACTAGGAAAGGACTAGAAAATGACTACTTCAATCACAATCAAAATAACACCGCAAGACTTTGATCTGCTTTCAGATATGCAGATGGAGTGGGGCGATCAAGGCTGGATGGATCAGGTCAACGAAGGCCGATTTGAGGACACCGAGATTGCACTCTTGGCTGAGCCAATGAAATGGGCTTACTGGTTTGATAGCCCTATCAGCTGCATCTTGGCTAAAAGTTACTTAGCCTCTAATAAAGAGGGCTTCTTTACTACCTATGATCTAGCCTCAGAATCTTGGGTTGTATTTACAAACTACGCAACTCGCGTGGATGCATAAGATGGCTGCGAATACGGCCTTTGCCGTGATGGTAGCGATGTACATTGCCATTTGCTTTGGATGCGTACTTATCGGATATGCGATAGGGCACCGAGATGGCAAGCACATAGGTTACAAGCGTGGCCGATCAATTGGGTACAGTAAAGCCAAGCAGGATTGGAATTTGACCAATGGGCTATAAAGAGAAGGTATGGCATCAACAAAAGATGCCTACAAAACCTACAAAACCTAAAACAATCGAGTGCCGGTGCAATACTTGCCGATGGAAAAATGCCCTGAAAATGAAAAAAGGTCAGGAGTTTGATTACAATGGCATTTAATTTAGATGATTACCAACCAGTTGATGAGCGGATTGCCCTATTTTGGGTGAAATATCCTGAAGGTCGGATTGATACCGATTTGGTGCATAACGATGGCAAGTGCTTTATTGTTAAAGCCACTGCCTACCGTAACGATGGCACGATTATGGCCACTGATTACGCCCAAGAGATTATTTCTGATCGTGGAGTTAATGCGAACTTTGCGCTTGAGAATTGTGCCACTTCAGCAATTGGCCGCGTGTTAGCCACGGCAGGGTTCCAAGCCAAGATTGGCAAACGCCCAAGCCGTGAGGAAATGGCTAAGGTGCAAAGGGTTGCAGCTGGTGATGTAGTGCCAAACGATGATCTATGGAACAAACCAGTTGATGCTGAGATGGCTACAGCAATGCAGGTATTGAGTGCGATTGCTACACCGATCGAGCGTGAGCCAAATGCACGGGCTTACCCTTGCAAACACGGCACGCGAATGTACAAAGAAGGCAAGAGTGCAGCCGGTAAGAAGTGGGAAGGCTATTTCTGCGATTCCCCACAACACAAAGGCGATCAATGCGCACCGGTAGGGATGGATGGTAAGGAGTGGGCCAAGCGTGGGTAATCTAGAGGTTTACTTTCCAGACAATACAGCCCTGCATTTCACTAGCAATGGCGTAAGTGAGCACGATTCTGAAGTATGCGATGGATGCAACACTAGGCAATTTACAACTGGTGGCATTATGAGTGATCAGATATTTGTTTGCGCCAAGTGCCGAGTGATTGATCGCAATGAATGAGTTGCAACTATTTACATACTTAAAGAGCCGGTACATACCTGATCTATTAATGAACCCTGATCCGGTTGGCCGGTTTGATTGTGAGAGCGAGCAGCTAGGGGTTTACATTGAACTCAAGAGCCGCCAAACTCATTATGATGAACTGATGATTGAGCGCGACAAATACCACGCGGTAACTCAGAAGGCTTGGGGTGCTGGAAAGGTGGCCTTGTATATCTGCTCAACGCCAAAGGGCATCTGGTCATTTAACCTCAATGCACTGACAATGCCAGCGTGGTTCTATTTTGACGGCCTGCCAGCCACTACCGAGTTTGCCAACACTGACACCATAACAAAGGTGGTTGGATTCCTGCATATCGGCATTGGGAAGAGGATTGGTGCATATGGCGCAAGATGATCTACTGGATTTTCCGTTTGATGATATTCCACTAGCCAAGACCAGTGATGATTACTACACGCCCAAGTGGGTATTTGATGCACTAGGGCTGGAATATGATTTTGATGTGGCCAGCCCAGTTGGGGGAATCTCTTGGATACCGGCTAAAAAGTACTTTACACAATATGACGATGGCCTAGCGCAAGATTGGGCAGGCAAGCGTGTATGGATGAATCCACCTTACTCAAAGCCTGCACCGTGGATAGATAAATGGCTTGAAAATGGAAATGGCATCTGCCTTGTAGCAGCTAGTAGAAGCAAGCCTTTTACTAAGTTGTGGGAAGGCTGCGATGGGATTGCCTTTATGCCTGCCAACCTGAAGTTCGTAAGTGGAATGGGCAAAGAGGCTGGGATCTATATGCCAACGGTGATCGCTGCAATAGGTGCTGAGAATCTAGCTGCACTTAAATCCAGTGGGATTGGATATGTCAGATGATGCCAGATGGAGTCAGGTACTTTAAATGCCGAGGGGTATGCCAAGCACCTGCACCATTTAGCACTTATACCTGCTACGACCTGCCAGAGGGCCTCTCGATGATTCAATGCCTTGATTGCCTATTTGTTACAGTGGCAATGGATGAACAGGCCTTAAAACGCAAACCACGCACCTTAGAAGGTGAGTTTAAATGAAATTTGCTTATGCTGATCCACCGTACTACACGATGGGCAAAAAGATGTATGGATCATTGCACCCTGAAGCAGCCATTTGGGATGAAAAAGAAACTCATATTGCTCTGATTGATCGCTTAATCTCGGAATATCCAGATGGGTGGGCTATGTCCTGCAATCCAGCCAATTTGCACTGGTTGTTGGCAAATAGGGAAAACATTAGGGTTTGTGCGTGGACTAAAACCTTTCATCAGATTAGAGGTACAACGAATCAATATGCTTGGGAAGCGGTTTTGCTATATGGCGGCAGAAAAGATAACAAGCGCAAGCCTATGGTGAGGGATTGGTTATCGTGCCCCATAGCTATGAAAAAAGGCCTACAAGGGGCAAAACCAGACGCCTTTAATAACTGGATACTGGATTTGTTGAACTTACAAGATGGAGATGTGCTAGATGATCTATTCAGCGGCACTGGTTCGATGTCCAAAGCACTAGAACGCAGATTATCAAAGGGGGATGACAACTAATGGATAGCACAATCAGCCGATGCACTGGATGTGGGCAGTGGTTAGAAGCGACACACCGCGATTGCACTACCTGCTTGATTTGGAATAGTAGGAAGGTCTAATATGCCGAGTCCTACTCAACTGCGTGAGGATAAACAGCAGGGCGCACTGATTGTGCGTTGTAGCCCGTTAGAGGGGCAACCTTTGGCCTGCACTGATCAACGGCCTATCCCTCAATGGGGGGGATATGGGGGGGCATTAAGGTTGTTGTTATGCCTTGGGCTTTGTCTTGCAGCTGCACTACCAGCAAACGCAAAGCAACAAGATCAACAGACTTGGGAAGTGCACCTGCTAAAGATCACTAGAGATTACAAAGAGTATAAATGCGTAAAGAGATTGATATTCAAAGAATCCTCTAACAACCCTTTAGCGGTGAACGGTTCCCACTACGGCCTTCCACAAGGTCGCACACGGTACTTGGCTACAGCCTCACCAACGGCGCAGATAACTTGGATGATGAAATACATAAGAGCACAATACGATGATGGGTGCAGTGCACTACGGCACAGCAATCAAAAGGGCTGGTACTGATGGGCTTATCACTTCAATCAACTGAATGGAAACGCGTTCGACTCGAGGTATTGCAAAGAGATCAATACACCTGCAGTTATTGTGGGGGTGAAGCCAACGAGGTAGATCACATACACCCACGATCGAAAGGCGGTAGTGATGAGCCTGAAAACTTGGCAGCTGCGTGCCGTCGTTGCAATAATGCAAAGTCTGGGAAGGTTGCTAAACCGGTTTTTTTGAGCACAAGCCCTACCCCCCCTGATCTTGTAAA